TACAGCGGTTTGCTAGAGGATTGCGAGGCACAATTATCGCGTGAACAGAGTTGTAAAATGATCGCCATACCACAGGATAATGGGAGTGATGTATGAGTGAAGCAGACCAAGTATCAAGAGCGGCAATTATAGCTCTGTGTCAGGCTCGTATAAACTTCTTTGATAACCGTATTGAGGAAGTTCAAAAGCAGCCCCTGCCTGACCACAGTGCCCTGAATTTAAAACTAACGCGAAGAGCGTGTTACCAAGAAATTCTAAAAGAGGTTAGAGATTTATGAGTAAAGAAACTAGAAAGTGTATGGCAGTGGTCACAGGTACATTCTGTGAGTGCGGCGGCGCAATGGTCCAGGCAACCAATGGTGTTCTAATGAGCGACCCTCCCAAACGGGTAATGGAGTGTCCCTTCTGCAATGAAAGGAAAATCGTCCTTGACAGTCAGAGTGGCACTCAGATCCAATTCATGTCAATACCGGATGATCTAGGATGAACAGGCACCTTGAGCAAGGGGAAGGGGCAAAGGCGACTGTCGAGCGGTTGACTGTCTGTAACAGCTGGCGCAGGGGAAAGAGGCCACCCATGGGCGGAATTATAGACAACGCCCCTGTCGCCTTTGTGCGCTCGCTACTACGGAGACCCGAGCCCATGGAACTGTTTTATAGCAGGGGTAAGGCGGCAAGGGGAGTTCTATTGCAGGGCGGGAGGTTGGTGTAATATTACTTTCGCCCCTATTATTACAGGGTTTATTACACCGAAAATCCTTTATAAAACAAAGACTTAGGGATGACGAGGTAATAGTGTAATAATTTTTCTAGCAAATGGACAGAAACAGACAGACATATACCATCCCCTCTAATACTATATATATATTACTTTATTACTTACTTATATATAGGTTATTGTTTTTAAAGGGAAAAATGGTGTAATAATATCTGTAATAAAGACTGAAATGTAATATTACATAGAAAAGGGGTAGGATTGTGGGAACAATGGGTAGGAACAAAGGTGCCAGAGGGGAGAGGGAGGTCAAGGACCTTCACAATTCATTTCTTGAGGAGATTGAATATGAGGCCCGTATGCAGCGCAACGGCAGCGGACAGGCGGATGGTGGGGGCTATGATTTAGTGGGGCTCCCGTTCCTGGCGATAGAGATCAAGCTTCAGGAGACCCATTATCAAAACGCATGGTGGACACAATGTACGGAACAATGTGGTGTCGGCCAGATACCTGTGCTATGGTACAGAAGGAATCATATTAAATGGCGAGTCAGAATGATGGGGACCGTGGATAACGTTACAATGCTCGTTGATGTAACGCCAGACGATTACTTCAGATGGCTCAAGACAAAGATAGCAGCTCGCTCAGCAACGCAACAGCTAGAGGACGGGTTCAGATGAGACCGGAGGGTCCCATGAATACAAAACATGCACAGGAGATATCATTAGAGTTTATCGCATTGCGAACGCGGGTGGATGTATATGAGAGCCACCTTCAAGCAGTAGGTAAACTTTTGAGCACTGGTAGTCTGGACGAAGCCCTTGAAGCTATCAAGGAACTCCAAGCTACCAACATCAAACAGAAGGCGCAGCTTTCTGGAATGTGCGCTCGTCTGCATGGACAATCGGATGGCAGCTAAAACCCTTGGGGCTCCCTCACAGTTACCCAGTGCTATAGCAATGGCATTGGCTGCTCCTGTTGGGTTGCTGCAATATGATCCCAACGTGTCAATCGCCAACGCCCATCTGGGTATTGAACCTGATCGCAATGAGGACCTCCAGTTGGCGTGGAGGAACCGACTCAGCTTGTTCCAACAGATGGCACTATCGGGCGCCTCTTATATGGATTGCAAAGTTGTCTATAAGGACTTCAAGCTAAATAATAAGCATCTCGAAGTCCTAAAGATAATCCATAAACATACGTCAGCTTGGGTTCGTGGTGCGGTAGTAGAGGAACTCCTCAAGCATACCGCTCAACAGAATATGTTCTCGTCTGGTGACCCTACCGTAGCCGCCTCGCTCATCTCGAAGCTGCTGGAGGGGACTGTGGACAAGCTCGAAGAGACAACAAAGGTGAGCGGAACAATTCAAATAGACATCACTGATTCTAAGTTATGATTAGGGAAACGGAATGAGTGAGAAGGACGATGTTGTAATGCTCAGGTCACAGACACATGAGTTTCAGAATGCAATAGGGGAGCTGATGGAGCGGGCGCTCATACTACTGGTCAAGGATGCGGGTGGTGTTGTTGACATTAAGGTTGACCGAGTAGACCATGAGACGAAGGGTATCAAGCTTGAAATGGAGATCGTAGATCACAGTGTATTCCGTTTTAGAATAGAGGGAATGTGATGTATATACATGGACTGAAATCGAGATCGAGTTCACTCAGCATCCTTAACCCTCTTTTCTTAGCTCGTCTGTTATCGGGGTTTAAATGCCCCTCTGTTGAAGCATCATAAGTGGCACAGACAGCAACCAAGCAACAACCGGATAAACAGAAGCCTTTCCGTAAGACCGCTGACATACTTCAGTTCCGTAAAAACCCAAAGCAAGTCCTCGCTTGTGAGATCCATTCCCAGTACGATAACATCATGTTGTATGGAGGAGTCGGTCAGGTAAGACCTTTATTAGCCTCCGCAACATAATCATCCGAGCATGTAAAGTCAAGTCCCGTCACGTCGTCTTGAGGCTGAACTATAATGCTTGTAAGAAGTCGGTCTGGCTAGACACGCTTCCAAAAGTATGGAACGCCTGCTTCACTCATCTTGGTTCACTAGGGTCCATGATGAACAAGAGTGACCTCTATCTTACCTTACCGAATGGTTCTGAAATATGGTTTGGAGGATTGGACAACGCTGCCAAGGTTGAGAAGATCTTCGGTACCGAATATTCCACAATGTACTTCAATGAGTGCAGTCAGATCCCCTATGAGAGCATCCTTGATGCACTAACACGACTCGCTGAGAACGTGGGTCTGGAACTGAAGGCTTACTTTGACTGCAACCCACCGAGCAAGAAGCACTGGACTTATAGAGTGTTCATTGAGGGGGTTAACCCGGACGACAACCAACCCATAGAGGGATTCAAATCCGAGTATGCTTGTCTGGTTATGAACCCAATGGACAACCAAGAGAACCTCCCTCCTGCTTACCTGAAGCGACTACAAGCAATGCCCAAGAAACGGAAGGAGCGTTTCTTTGATGGATTGTTCGGTAGTGATGTAGAAGGCGCACTGTGGACAAGCGATATGGTTGACGTTGCCCTATCCATGGAGGAGCCCGATGTTCAGATCCGGACAGTGGTGGCGGTTGACCCAGCTATTACCAGCGAAGCGAAGAGCGACCTGTGGGGCATCGTGGCTGCCAGCATATACCGTGGGCCCATGGAAGAGGTGTTTGATGAGGATGGTGATTACAGTCATGACCTAGAAATGTACAAGGGTTATGTCCATTCGGACCACAGCCTCCAGGCGAGCCCCAGTGTAGCTATTAAGAAAGCAATAGAGATCTACGAAGAGTACAATTGCGACGCCATGGTGGTCGAAGTGAATCAGGGCGGGGACATGGTGGAGGATCTGTTGCGCCTGCATGGGTTTAAGGGTAAGCTGGTGAAAGTAAACGCGAGTCGCGGGAAGTATGCCCGCGCTGAGCCTGTCGCTGCTCTATATGAGCAAGGCCGCATTGGTCACGCACCAGAACTGGAGGATTTAGAGGATGAGTTGACGTCATACACTCCATTCGATCCTCAGACCAAGAAGAGCCCTGACAGGTTGGACGCTTTGGTTTGGGCGCTGACTCACTTGTTCTTAGGGAAAACGGACTTCAATTGGGATGCTTTAACATAATGATTAATAAGAAATCAACTGCCCCATACTACACCCTCAGCATCAGCAAGGCGGGTTGACCCATATGTTCCAACCAAAATCCAACGACCTATTGAAGTCCGGTGAAGGGTTCGCCCGGATTGTTAACTCACGGACACGTCAAGGTCCTGAGATGGGTACGAAGCGCCTCCTTGAGGGATATAATGAATTCCCTTGGATACGAGCCATCTCTGATAAGATAGGTAACGGCATTGGCAGCACTGTATGGACGCTGTCCGCTGGGGACCTTAAGATCGAGTCCAACCCCTTACTAGACCTCCTCAGACGCCCTAACCCACAGATGAGCGGTAAGGCATTCTTCAAGTGGAGCGGGACCCAGTTTGCACTCGTTAATGAATGCTTCTGGTTAATAGAGCGGAACGGCGTGGGTTTACCCATAGAGCTTTGGCCATTGCCAGCCCATTGGGTCAACGACGTCCCTAAAGGCGGTCAGACTGATGGTCAATACGAAGTAGTCAACAACGGACAGCGTTCCTTCTACCCTGAAAGTGAGATCATTTGGATACGCGACTTCGGTCAAGCTAACCCTTATGGACGGAGCTCAAGTCCGGCTCGCGCACTGGGTGACGAAATAGAAAGCGATGAGTTCGCTGCCAAGTACGTCAAAAGCTTTTTTATGAACAACGCACGTCCGGACCTTCTCATTTATGGGGACGACCCAAAGAACCCGCTTGATAAGGCGTCAGCCACCCGCTTAGAGCAGACATGGCTTGAGCGGCTGCAAGGTGTACGAAAGCGGTTCAAACCATTCTTCCTTCCGGGCAAGGTTGGGGTCAAAGACCTGCAAAGTAATCTGAAGGACATGGACCTTGTTGATCAACGCAAGTGGTGGCGCGACATTGCGATTCAGGTATATGGTATTCCACCAGAAGCCCTAGGTATCATTGAGAACTCCAATCGGGCTACCATACAGAGCGCCAACTACTTCTTGCAGTCACAAGTGATCGTTCCGAAGGTTGAAATCTTTGCTGACGGTATGACCTTGAGACTCGCATCTGAATTTGATAAGCGTCTGACGGTTGGGTTTGTCAACCCAGTGCAGGACGACAAAGAACATAAGTTGAAAGTGACCACAGCTCACCCCCATGCTTTCAGCGTGGATGAGATCAGGGCGGATGCTGGTGTAGAAGAATTAGAAAATGGAGCTGGTGAAGTGTTCCCTTACCAGTTCAACACGCTTTTCGGTGCGGAGCCTGGCGGCGGTATTGCCAGCGCAGAGCCTACAGATCCTATTGGACCAAAGGCGCTTCGGCGTCCTACAAAGGGCCCCACCGACACCACAACCAAGGAGCTAGACGATGGGTTAATAGAATCCATTATCTTCCCTATCACTGCAACGGAAACCTTCAGTCCTGATGTTAAACTAGCGAACACGGAAGCAGTCTCTGGCTTCGGGCAGACCATTATTGCTCAGGTGGAGTCAGGTGTTGCTTTTAACCTAACCTCAGCGCCAGTTGAAGAGTTCTTGCTTAGACAGAGCAGTGACCGAATTACAATGATTAATGAGACAACCCGTTCCAAGGTGAAGCTTGTACTGCAAGAGGGTGTCGCTGCTGGGGAAGGAGCTGCTGGTCTATCCAAGCGCATTGGCGAAGTGTTTGAAGACGCTAGAGGTAGACGTGCGTTCACTATAGCGCGAACAGAAACAGTCAGGGCAGCTAACTTCGGATCCCTTGCTGGAATGAAGCAGGTTGGCGTCAAGCAGAAACAATGGTTGTCAGTGAGCGATGGTGACACCCGAGACACGCATCAGTCCATGAACGGACAGGTGGTAGGGACGGACAATTACTTTACTTCCCCAACTGGGTCACAAGCTTTGCATCCAGGCGGGTTCGGAATTGCTGAAGAGGATATAGAGTGCAGATGCTCCATTCTAGCTGTGGTCAATCCGCAAGCTGATATCAATATCCCATCCATGAAAGATTTTGAACAAGAGCGTACACCTTACGAGCGGTTAATGGAACGAGCGTATGTGAAAGGCTTTGATGCACAAGAAGAAGCGGTTATGAAAATTTTTAACAACATTCCACAGGAGCCCTAGGCAATGAATGTCAAACTACTAGAACGTCGCGAGTTCGCGGAGAAGCTACAAAAGGAAGAGGCGACGGGTCTTGCAATACGCAAGGGCATCATCCCTCTGGAAATTAAAGCGGTAGACGATAACATCATCCGCTTCGTTATATCGGACGGAAGTGTGGACCGAGACAACGACACCATCAACGTCAATGGTTGGGACCTGAAGAACTACATTGCCAACCCTGTTATCCTTTGGGCCCACGAGCATCACAGTGTCCCCATTGGCAAAGGTACGAACGTTCGAGTTGAAGGGGAAACCCTTATCTCCGACGCGGAGTTTGTTGGTAAGGATGTGATGGAATTCGCGCACATGATCTATCAGCTCTATCAAGGTGGGTTTATGAACGCTGTCTCTGTTGGCTTCATGCCTGACGAGCGGGTCTGGTCTGAAGAACAGGGTGGCATTAAGTTCCTGACACAAGAGCTCCTTGAATTCAGTGCTGTCCCAGTACCAGCAAATCCCAATGCGCTTCAGATTGCGCGTAGCACTGGGGGCATTGACATCGGGCCCCTGAAAAGCTGGTCTGAAAACATCCTGGACAACTGGACCAACGAGCACAGCTTAGGCGCCAGCAGGAAGGCACTTGAGCGGATGTTTAAGGACGCTGACGACAAGAAAACCACCTTCAGCATTCCGGATGCTCGTATTAAAGAAACCCGTCAGCGTAACATCTGGGAGCCCCGCTTGAAGGAGCTTCGAGAAGGTGCTGAAGTTGAATGGGACGAAAGCATGGTTCCAGATTACCTTTGGGCAGAGCACCTCAAGACCGTTGAAGACAACGATGTTGAGATCGAAAAGGAAACTGACGCCTATTGCTTGGAGCTTTCCGACGTTGAGCTGGTTAAGAAGCTTGCAGAGGCCGCGGACATAGACGTTCGAGGCTTGGTTGATGGGTTGGGACGGGGAGCAATGGAAGTTCTTAGAACGGCCTCTGTTGCCCCTGTTGTTGAAGCCACTGTGGACACCGGAATAGATGGGAGCATGAGTGGTCTGCTCGTTGAACTAGGTGTACGTGATGTCGGTGATACAGTTACAGACATTACACTTGTCAAGTCCATGCACGAATTTGGATCTATTGCAACTCAAGAGGTCAATGATATCAAGGCGCTCCTTGTAGAGATTGACCTAGCTGTTGAAGGGGAAGAATTTGACAGCTTAGAAATTATCCGAGATCTATCATCCACTATGGGTTCGGTAGAACAGACGGTACTGGAAGCGAAAGCTGCCCTTGCTGAAAGTGAAGAAGAGAAAGAGCAGTTACTGAAAGAACTGGCAACGACAATCGCAGAGAATTCCCGTCAGGTGGACCCTGATGAGATGGTTAAACTTGTTGGTGAAGCAGTAGCGAAAGCTGTTCGCGGTATCACTGGGAAGGTTGACTAACATTACTGGGGATTGACCCCAAAAGAAATAGGAGCTTTTTTAAATGAAAAGCAAAACATTAGATCGATTGAAAGAACTCGTAAGCGAAGCTCAAGAAGCTGGTGCTAGCGAGGTTGAGGGTGATGACATTATCACTGGTCTTGAAAAGCTGTTAAGCGAACAAGTAGAAGCATCGCTTGCTCCTTTGCAGGAAAAGATCACTGCCAATGTAAAGCGCATCTTGACACCCACCATTGTTGAACGTGGCGGACAACGAGTTCTTGGCCTAACGGCTGCACGAGCTCTACGAGGCTTTGCTCTCACTGGCGGTAACAAGCGTGACGCTGCTGATTGGGTCAAGTCACATTATGGCGAAGATGAGCCTGCTATTAAGACTCTGAACGAAGCCAACAACAGTGCTGGCGGTTTCCTTGTCAGCGGTGATCCTGCTGGTGAGTTGATTGAACTGTTGCGTCCATTGAGTGTGCTCAGAGCACTCGGTCCACAGATCATCACAATGAGTTCTGACAGCAAGCCAATCCCACGGATTGCAGGCGGAGCTTCAAGCGGTTACATTGGGGAGAACGCTCCCGACACTGCATCCGACCTGAACTTCGAACAGCTCGTACTGAGAATCAAGAAACTTCGTGCAACGGTTGCGATCTCAAATGAACTGAACGACGACGCTGATGGCGCCACTGACCAGATGGTTATCAATGACATCGTTGCTTCAATGGCTGTCACTGAAGACACCGCTTTTATTCGCGGTGATGGTACTGCGAGTTCACCTCGTGGTCTAGCCAGTTGGGTTGCCGCTGCTAACACTTCTGCCAGCGCAGGCGCTGATGACGGTTCCAATCCTACCCTGGCTGAAGTGTATTCAGACATCAGCGGTATGATTACTGACCTCACTAACGCCAACAGCCGTATGATCAAGCCCGCTTGGATTATGTCCAACCGTACCTACATCTATCTGATGTGGAACTTGCTTGATGGTAACAACAACCGCGTCTTCAAAGACGAGTTGGCTAACAAGATGTTGGCTGGATACCCAGTTGGCGTAACCAACAACATCCCCGACAACCTCGGTGGCGGTACTCGCGGTGGATCTGAGATCTACTTGGTTGACATGGCTGACGTTGTTATTGGCGACCGAAAGCAGATCGAGTTCAACATGAGCGACTCTGCTTCCTTCGTTGCGTCTGATGCCACTACGGTATCAGCGTTCGATAATGACCTGTTGGTTATCCGTGCAATCGCCCGTCATGACATGGTAGTACGTCACGCCGGTAGCATCGCTCAACGAACGACTGTGGCTTACGCTACTTCGTAAACTGAAATACTCTCCAAGGCGCGTTGAGCGCCAAGGGGAAGAGGATTAGTGTAATGAAAGGAAGAGACATTGGAGAAGAAATTCTCGTAAAGAGTGCATCTGTTATCACTGCCGTTACGGCAGGTGGTTCAGGTGATGCAACAGAAGTTAATGGCACATCTATTCGGCGAAGTGTGCTGGGAAGCATGTATGAATCTGCCAAGTATGTTGTGCATGGCGTTTCAACTTTGCAAGCCGCAGAGACATTGACTATTGCAGCCAATCTTCAGGACAGTGCTGACGGTAGTGCTTGGGCTGATTATGGTACTGCTGTCGCTGCCGCTGTCGTTGCAACTGGTGCAACAACTGCTGCTGGATTTGAAGTTGATTTTGACTTTGACATCCGCGGAGCTCGCGACTATGTCAGGGTTCAGTTTACCCCTAATATATCAACTGCGAATACTGACACTGCTTCTATCGGAGCGGTTGCAATACTCGGCGGGGCGTCGGAATACCCTGCAACATAAGTTGATGTAATTAAAGAAAGGGGAGCGTGAAACTCCCCTATTTTTTTCAAAGGAATACAGAATATGAGACTCACCGTAAAAGTAATATTTGACAAGTCAGTTGATGGATTTAATCCTGGCGACACTGCGATGCTAAGTACGGTGAAGGCAGGTGAAGTTGTTAAGAGCGGGGACGCGCATTATGAAACGCCCCCAATTCCAAAGGGTAAGAAGGAGGTGAGAAAAGATGTCTAAGATACTGTTAAAGATGCTTCATGCTGGTGGTGGTTTTAATGCTGGTGAAGTTGCCCGCTTTGATTCCGTGCGAGCTGAGAAGATGGTTAGAAAAGGTCAGGCTGTCGTTCACGTGGAGGGTGTCCGCGCAACTGGGACCGTTCAGAGTGCTGTGGTTAACGCGATCGCTTTGGTTCAGGGTGCCGTTGATGCTAAGAAGGCTGCATTCGGTGCCATGCGGATAGTACATGACGCGGTAGATAGTGCAGACGCTGCATGTGAGCAAGTCTTCGGTGCTAACACTCAGGAGAAAGAAAATGCTTCCCATAGTGTCCGTCTACTTGAAGAGGCTGCTGAGAAAGCTGAGGCAGATTATGTCGCACGTCAACAAGCTGCTGATGGTGCTGTTGCTGATGCTAAGAAGCTTGTCACAAAGCTCAATAAGGAGTTTAAGAAAGCGGATGACAAGGGAGAAGCTCAGGCGTCAATTGATGCAGCTGAAGCATCTGTTTTGGAAGCTCAAGGTGTTGCTGATAAGATGGCGGAAGATATTGTTGCCGCTATTGAAAGCTCTGCGGAACAGATTATCGCTGCTCGTGCTCAGGCGCAAGAAGTTCTTACGAGAGCTGATGAATCGGTAGCGGAACTGACAGCAGCAATAGAAGCCGCACGTCAAGTTGACAACGACTTGGATGACCAGCTCCACGCGGAACAGAACGGTGAGTAAACCCACTCCCGTTGACAAGCAAATAAGGCCCGACAAGGCTTCCGGATCAGACCGCAAGAAGAAGAAGCGGTCTGTGAAGGACTCTCGTCCGGGAATGGTAATCAAATGACTGTCACCGTAACAACGAAAGCACTTCAGACGAAGCTGGTTACACTGGTAGACCTCAAGATTGCTCTTGGGATTACGGTGACAACAGATGATGTCTTTCTAGCAAGTCTTCTGGACAGGGTAAGTGCCCAGTTCAATAGTTACTGCCGACGCACGTTTCCCCGACAGGTCGTTACAGAAACCTTCAATGGTAACGGGCGGGCAGACATTCAAATGACGCACTTCCCTATGGTAAGCATAGGAGCGTTGACATTGGACGGTTCAACCATTGCCGCAACTGAGTATGAGATATATGACGCGGATGTTTCTCAGGTGTTTATGGAGAACGGTTGGAGTGAAAATATTGCTGTCCACAGGGGAATCACTGCTAGTCCTTTGGATCAGATTGGGGACGACGACTACTCCCTTGTATATACAAGCGGATTCCTTCTCCCTAGCGACAACATCATTGGCGCGGATACCTTTGCAGATTGTGCTTCAGATATATCAACCAAGACGTTCACAAGGACGTCCGGTAAGTGGCCCCTCCTAGTCTCAGGGGACATCATTACGTTTGGCGGGTTCACAGCGACAGGGCTGAACACGGAATACACTGTGGTCACTAGATCCGACCTTGTCATTACGGTAAGCGAAACACTTACTGACACGGAGTCAGCTGGTCAAACCGTCACGCTCACCTGTGCAACCCTTCCCTATGAATTGGAGGAAGCTATTATTGAAACGGTCAACTCCCGCTTCGCTGGTAGAAATAGAGATCGCGCACTGAGCTCCGAGAAGATTGGGGACTATAGTGCAGCCTATTCCAAGACGGGCGCCCTGTCGGATTATGTTAGCGGCATTTTAAGCCCTTACAAGGTGATCTTCTAATGTCGATCCCTTTACACCTCTTAAACAAAGCCGCCACCGTAACGCGCCCCAGTTTAGCAGGGGACAGCGATGGTCAGGGTGGGGATCTGGAAACCTTTGCAGCTCACCCAACTAGCCCGTCAATCCTGTTCCGTTACTACCCAGCCTCTGCAAAAGATCAGTCAGGATCGGTGGTAGCGGGTCGGGAAGATGAACGTATAACTCACGTGGGCTATGTGCTACCATTAACAGCTATCGCGAGGGGTGATCGTTTAGAAGTAACGGTTGACTCTATTCGTTTTGACGTCGTTGCTGCTATGCCACCAAGCAAAGCGCATCATATCAAGTTAATGTTAGTTGAGGTCCATGCGGATGCCTACTAAGCCCAAGGTGAAATGGAATGGAGGAGCAATCTTTTCCAGCACCAAAAGGGACCTCGTAACTAGAATGGGCCACGTCACCCAATTCCTTCGGAATGAAGTAATCAAGTCAATTAATACTTCCCAACCTACGAAAAGAACTGCGAGCGGAAACCGTTACGGTCTGAACCCATCAAAGCCAGGAGCACCTCCAAAGAGGGTCCACGGTGATTTGGTGAAGAGCATAGTGACCGAGGTAGAAACAAAGAGCACAGCAGTCGTCGGGAAGTACGGTTCAACGCAGACAAAGAAAGCGTTGGCATTAGAATTCGGAACAAGCAAAATGGCAGCAAGACCGTTCTTGAGGCCACCCCTGTTTAAAAATAGGGATTTGATTAAGCGGATGTTGACGGAATGAGTGTAACGAGCGCCAGCTTCTACACTGTTCTCAGCGGAGATGGAACTCTGACTGCGGCCTTGGGAACTTATACTCCCAGCACAGGCGCAGCCAGACCAGCCATCTTCACCTATGAGCCCATTCCCAAGAACGTTGAAGGACCTTATGTGATATCAGTTGGTGAGATTGCAGACAACCCAGACTTAGAAACAAAGGACTCTGAAGGCAGACGGATGGTACGAGACATCCGCGTCTATGCTCCTGCGAAGGGTAGTTCCGCAGCCATCGAAACGATTGCAGAACGCATTCGTACACTGTTTCACCGCGTTAGTCTTTCGGTGTCTGGATTTAAAACAATTTATGTCAATGTATCAGGACCAGTAACAGCAGACGAAGAAGAAGTCTATGGTCGGGTATTATCGGTGGAGTTGTTACTTGCAAAATTATAAGTTCATAGGAGATTTAACATGGCTGAGAAAGGAAAGCTATTCCTAGTGAAGGCCCCTGCCGTGGGGATTACCGTTACCTTTACTAATGGAACAAATATTGTAAACCTTACGTCACACGCAATGGTTGATGGAGACTCCATCATTCTTACCAATAGCGGTGGCGCACTTCCGGCAGAGCTGGCAGTAGATACCCTCTACTACGTTGGTGACGCTGCTACCAACTCCTTCACCCTGCATACCACAAAGGCCGCTGGCTTAGCTGGTACGGGCGACATTGCTATTACAGACAACGGGACTGGGACCAGTACAATCCAAAGGATGGACACCCTTGCCGGGCTTAGATCAAACCAGTTTGCCATAGACGGTGAGCTGGTAGACATTACCGATAAAGATTCCACCGGAGAATGGCGGGAGCTGGGTGCAGCGTTTGGCGAAAGCAAAATGTCATTATCCGGTTCCGGACTATTCCAAGACGACCTAGGCGTGACTCGGTTGCGTGTGGTCAACGTATCACGGGCCTTAGATACTTACTCCTTTCAGTTTGAAAGCGGAGATGAGTATTATGGTCTGTTCCAAGTTACCAGCATGGAACATGCTGGTGAGCACAATGACGCCTTAACCTACTCTTGCAGTTTTGAGAGTAAAGGGCCAATCACTCAAATCACTAACGCCTAGGAGATCCCCATGGCTGAAAAAGGATTATCATTTTTATTGAAGCTTGCTGGTACTGCCATAGGCGGTATGAGAAGTACGGCAATGACCATCAATGGTGAAGAAGTTGACATCACCAATAAAGGCTCTACTGGACAATGGCGTGAGCTGTTGGCTGGCGCGGGTGTTGTCAGTATGTCAATCAGTGCATCCGGTGTCTTCATTGATAATAATAACGTCATCACCTGTCGCGGTTATTCAATTGCCCGCACCCTGAACGAGTTCGTTCTTGAGTTTGAATCCGGTGATACTTATACCGGAGATTTCCAAATTGGAAACTTTGAACACGCTGGCGATTATAATGGGGAAGTAACTTACTCCATGACGCTTGAGAGCTCTGGCGCAGTAGTATTCGCCGCAGCGTAATAATCCATCAAGGGACGGAGGACTCAACATGGCAAATAAAAGAAGAGGTGAAGTGACGTTTGAGGTGGATAGTGTTCAATACACTCTCTGCATGAACCTGAATGCAATGGCCGAGCTTGAAGAAGCATTCGGTCTAGATAGCATAGCGCAACTCGGGGACGTGTTTACCGAAGGTAACTTTAAAATCCGGCAGCTGATATGGCTACTGGGAGCACTCGTTCGCGGGGGCGGTCACGATATCACTAACGAAGAGATTGGAACTTGGGATCTTGACTCAGTAGAAGCATTCAGTAAGGCAATGGACGCTATTAATTTACAGGGGGACCCCGAGCCGGGAAAGCGGAAAGCGAAGCCGAAAGCGAAAACGAAGTAGAAGGCTTCGACTGGAATAGCCTTATGCAACTAGGGCTCGGGAAGCTAGGTTGGGCTCCACCAGTATTTTGGAACTCAACGATAATAGAAATAACTCAAGCAGCGAAAGGGATGGCGGCAATGCACGGAGGAGAGGAAGAAGAAAAAACTATTCCTCTTGGTAGATCGGAATTTGAAGCGTTGAAGGAGAAGTTAGGTGCCACTTAAGATTGGCGAAGCGGGTTTAGAAATAACGGTTGACCTAGCAGGGTTCAAGCGTCAGCTAGTGAAGGCTCAAGAGGTTACGAAGAAGTTCGCAACCAAGATGATCCAGAGCTTGGACCGCGTTGGCAAGAAACTCAAGGGTATTGGTAAGTCCTTTAGCACCAACCTATCCGCGCCGATGCTTCTAGCTGGTGCTGCTATGGGTAAGGTCACCGCCAGCTTTGACCTTGAGCTATCCCGTATCATTGGTCTAGTGGGTGAGTCCGAAGAAGCTGTTAGTGGATTCAGAAAAGAGATTCTTGCGATGGGCGGTGACGTCGGTAAGGGTCCTCAGGAGCTTGCTGAAGCATTGTTCTTCATTACATCCGCTGGCGTGAAAGGTGCTGGCGCAGTAGAGCTCCTTGAGCAATCAGCAAAGGCTGCCGCGTCCGGACTGGGTGAAACCAAAACGGTAGCTGACGCCGCTACCAGTGCAATGAACGCATACGGCAAAGCAAATCTTGATGCGGGAACAGCAGTAGGAATCCTGATTGGTACAGTGCGGGAAGGTAAGGCGGAAGCGTCCGCCATTGCTGGAGTGCTGGGTCAAGTGCTACCTATAGCAGCGTCCCTCGGGGTCAGCTTTGACCAAGTAGGCGCTTCCATTGCTGCTATGACAAGACTAGGTCTACCAGCAGAAGAAGCTGTTACCAGTTTGAAAGCTACCTTGTCTTCACTAACGAAGGTCACTCCTGACGCTGAATCAGCAATGAAGGAAATGGGTCTTAACCTTGACGACCTTCAAACCGACCTAGCTAAGCCAGGCGGGTTGTTGAACGTCCTTTCCCAGTTAGCTGAAGGTGTAGAGAAGACCGACGTAGACATGGTTCGCATATTCCCCAACATCCGGGCGCTGACTGGTGTCTTGGGCCTCATGGGTAAGAACGCCGCAATCAGTAAAGACATATTTGAAGCACTCGCCAAGGATGGGGTTCACACCCTAGACAAAGCGTTTGGAGTTGTTGCAGCAGAGAACGCATTCAAGTTTGACCAAGCGTTAGTCCGCTCAACGACAACGATGGTTCGCTTTGGTGATGTCATCCTGGCCACAGTGATGCCCGTCATTACCAGTTTAAGTAAGACAATTGAAGCTGTGGGAATCGCGTTCGAGAAACTCAGCCCTGAAATTAAAACGATGATTGCGATCATTGCTGGTATAGCGATCGCCCTTGGACCAGTGCTGTTAGGCTTGGGTCTGTTTGCCATAGCAATGAGCTTCGCTGGTAAGGGCATGGTGATGATGGTAGCGGGTGCCAAGAAGGTTATCGCCGCGTTTGTATTGATGGGTAAGACGCTCTTCTCCCTGCCTGTCCTAGCGGCAGTAGGCCTCGGAGCTATAGTGGGCGCCCTTGTGGTATTTAAAGACACCATTGTTGGCGTCGCTGGTGGGATTGTAAAAGCGGTTCATAAGCAGCTCATAACAAATTTCCATAACGCCATTATTATTCCTTTCGTTGAAGCACTCAACTCGATGATGGACCACCTACCCGATTTCCTTAAGAAGAAATTTAAAATAGAAGCTTTGTTTGTCCCTGACAAAAAGACTGGTTCGTTAGGGGATGACTTTGCAAAGGTATTTGAAGAAGGACTTGCACAGGGGAAGATAGATGCTGCGAACTTCACTACTGGAGTTGAACGCGCTTTCAGCGGGTTGAAAGCTAGTATATCAGGTGACGACGGTATCCTGTCTGGGCTCACAGCAGACTTCCAGAACATTATGGACCTCCTTGATGGTCTTGGTGCAAAGGGCGGTGAGGTCGCAGACAAGTTTGATACCGCTTGGGTTGAAGCTGGTAAGAACTCAAAAGATGCAATCGGTAGCAGCGTGGAGGACATGATAGTTAACTTCAGGAGCTTGGGTGACACCATCCGTAACATCGCGGGGATCATTCGAGACGAACTTATTAGGGCGTTAGTTGCAAAGCCCATCGCGGGTTTCATTGCTGGAATAGTTGGAACAGCTTTCGGGGTCCCTGCTGGTATTCCGGGCATGGCTGGTGGCGGTAGAATTAGCGGACCGACTCTTGTGGGTGAGCGGGGACCAGAAATATTTAACCCAGCTACCTCGGGCAGTATTATTAACAACCATGACAGCCAGAAGCTAGGCGGGAAAGGTGAAGTTAAGATCACTCAGATTATTAACTTCACAACGGACGTCCAGAATAGTGTCAGAGCAGAAATTGTAAACGCTGCCCCACTCATTGCAGATATGGCATCAGGACAGGTCTTTGACCAGATGCAAAGACGGGGGAGACGTTAATGCCAATCAGTTATCCAAGGACGCTTCCAAGCTCTCCGGGCATTAAGACGAACCGATTCGGTATGGTCTTTAATGTAGACACCCAAGAGTCACCCATCAGCAAGCAGGCCAATCACGACATCAAAGCGGGTCACAGATGGGAAGGGATGTTCACTTACCCGCCAATGAAGGAAGGAACGGCTCGGGAATGGAAAGCTTGGTTTGCAACCATGTATGGACCAGCGAAAACCTTTTTCTGTTACGACCCCGACATCAGAACTCCACAGGGGTCAGCTGACACTGGGAGTGACACTCCATTGGTAAAAGGAGCGAGTCAGACTGGGACATCCATCACGACGGACGGTTGGAGAAACAGCTCGGTCGGTTTACTACTTCCGGGCGATCACGTCCAGATTGACGGTCAGTTAAAAGTTGTGACGGTCAGGATGGACTCAGACGGATCGGGGAATGCGACTTTGGAATTTATGCCTCCGCTCCATGTCAGTCCCGGAGACAATACTGCCATTGTATTTGAGAACCCTGTGGGAACTTTTAAGCTCGAGGGGCTCAGCGTTCCATGGGAGAGCAATCAGTTTGGAATCCATGAATTTGCAATCAGCTTCGTGGAGTCCTTTTGATGTATATACATAGACGAAAATCGAGATCGATGTTCATCTGGTTCCTTATATTGACCAATCGAACTCTTCTACAAGCCGGCTTAAATTGCCGCTACGTTGAACCGAAATGACAGATCGCACCGTAACAGCAGGAGTCGCGAGCGCATCGGATGCTTTGGAGTATGCTTCGTTTGGCTTCGTGGCTCTGGACTTTGACACAGATCCCGTCTACGTTTGGACGGGAACAAGACCCTTCACCGCGACCCTTCCAACCGAAACATCCCACTCCTATTTAGGCATTGGCGCCCTCGGATCCATTGATGGAATTTTGGAGAGCTCAGACGGGTCAAGCAACGGAGTCAAACTTCAAATGAGTGGTGTCGCTGACGGACTTCTAGCGAACGCCCTTGGTGAAAATTATCAAGGTCGCTCAGCAAAGATTTGGCTAGTGTTCTTGGACGCGGATGACGTTATTATTCCGGACCCGATTGTACTTTTCAGCGGTCAGATGGATGTCATGAACTTGGTTGACGGAGACGGTCAAGGTGGAATTGAGATCCTTTGTGAGAGTCG